GATCCATACCCAAATAGCAAGCAGACTGAAGAAATTATTGCTGGTAATGATAACGCATACATACCATATCCACCGCTTCACAATAGGTGTAGGTCAGTGATAACCCCTATTGCGTAATTCATAAAAAACTTTATGCCACGAGAAAGCATAAGATAAATTGACATAATATAAGTATGACTAGAGACGATATAGATCAAAAGATATTTTTAGATGAGATCCAAAAACAGGAAGATCAGCAAATAGTTGAAGGTATAGCTCATATGGCTAATGTTGTAGATGCTCATAACGATTACTTTTCTGAATTTGGTATTAAGAAGTTTTACGACATGATGGAAACTGCTATCAAGGATGGTAGAGAAGTTATAGACGGTCAACACGATAGGATTGCTAAAGACAATACAGTTATTAATCACTATATATCTGATGGCAAAAGCCCTAGTTCATTAACTGGTAAGGTTTACCCTAAGACTTGTCATATAGTAGCTATTAAAGTTCACGATAAAGATGAATGGGAAAAGTGGAAAACTAAAAAATACAATGCTTTCTCGTGGGATTTTATGGCTAGGGTAATTAAAAGAAAAGCAGTTATTAGTTTTGCAAAACAAGTCTTTACTAAAACTTCTGCTGATGATGGGCATGAACATCACGCTTGGTTGTTTTATGACAATGATGGTAATTTCGTAAAAGGTTACACTTCACCCGAGTTAGATTCAAATGGAATTTTACATAATCATATGATTAAGAATGTTACAAATACTAGAGAAAATAGCCATGGTAAGCACCGAGTTTTATAAAAATTCGTGAAAAAAAGTAAGCTTATTTTTAGGTTAAGATTAAAGTGTGGTAATAAAAAGAATTACTAAGAAGAAACAAAAACAGGTAAACGAGCTTATACCAACTAGCTTTAAGTTTTTAAGTCCTGTTGATAACCCTGCTAACGAAGAAGCAGTTGATGTTGTAAAGTCTAGGGAGAAGATAGAAGTGATTGAGAAAAAGAAGAAACTAGCCGAGATGCTAGACGGTGAAAATATTGCACCTGTAGAATTCCAATTTAGTAAAGATTTTTATGAAAATGAAGATCGTGTTAAAGCATGGTTATCAGACGAGGGTTATGAAGGTTTTTCTGTGACTGAAAATGATGAAGTATTTATTGTTAAAGCTGATAAAGATTTAGAGGTTGAAGCTATTAAAACTTCAGCTATTCAGCGTGAAGATGGTGTAACTGCTATTGTTAAAGAATTTGATTTTTCTGATTTAGAAGAAAATACTATTGAAGAGATTAAAGGTTTACAGAAAGAAGAAGCAACACCCAGTGAAGAAGTTACTGAGTCAGAAGAAGGTGGGGAGCCTGCTACAGAAACTCAAGAAGATGAAGTTGCTGAAGAGGTTGAAGGACAAAAAGAAGAGCCTATTGCTGAAGATGTAGCTACTGAAGGTGAGCAAGCTGAAGGTGGTGAAACTGAGCCTACTATAGAAGGTGAAGGCGAAACAGTAGAAGGTGAGGTTGAAGAAACTAAAGGCGATAACTCAGACATAGTTCTTATGTGTAGAGGTAAGAACATTCTTGAAATTACTAAGGGTATGAAAAAGTCTTTAGACTATTTACAAAACGTCAAGGAAGTTAAAAAAGATTACAGTGAGTATTTAGGTGCTTATTATGGTGCTGAAACTATTCAAGAAGCTTTAGCCATTGGTGGTTATGATGGTGGATTCCCTGGGATGGATGAAGTCATGGACACTTTAGAAGAGTTTATTAAATGTTCTTTACTCAAAGGTAATTTAGAAGGTGCTAGAGGTGCTTTTGATGTTGCTGCTAACTACATTAATGACCTTAAAGGCATTTATGATACTTATGCTGATTCTGAAACATTAGCAATGTTTACTGAGCGCATGATGTCTGCTCCAGTTGAAGAAGAGTCTAACAAGTCGACTGAAACTAAAACTGAAAGCTTAGATAACGCACTTTTGAAAGAAATTCACAAAGAGTTATTAGTATTAAATAGTGCTTCTGATCTTCAGAAATCAGAGAAAGAAGATATTACTGCAAAGATTACTCAATTAGAGGAATCATATAGTAAAGATTTTACAAACTTAGGCGATAAGCTAGATAAAATATCTGGTTCATTTGAAGAGTTTGTAAGCATAGAGCAAACTAGGGTCAAGTCTAGTTTACCTGCTGTTGAGGTTGATAACTCAGGGGAAAGCCAAGATAGTAGAAAATTCGTGTTGAAAGACATATAAACAAAAGGGAGAAGTAACACAAATGGCACAAACTGCTGAACATAACAGTAAAACATTTGCTGAGGTAATCAAGTCAACTGGTAAAAAGGTTAAAAGACTTAGTTTGACTGATAAGCCTGAAAACGGCATGGTTTTTACTAAAAATGAAAATGGTGTATGTGATTTATCTGCTGAAGATAAGCAAAAAGCCGAAAATATATCTAAAGACAATCAATTGTTAGCAGATATTAAAAAAGCGATTACAACGGCAACGTTAACCGCTAATGATGCAAATAAGAGACCAGATCCAGCTAATATTTTAGAAAGAATTAGATATGAATCTGCTTTCCTTGATGCAATTAACTTAAAAAGTATTGATAACTGGAATAAGGATAACTACAGAATTACACCTGGCGCAACTGTTTGGAATGATGGTGCAACTCAGACAACTGCTGAAGTTACTAACTACAAAAACGATACAGCTAGAATTACTGTAAGAATCCCTATTACTTTAGATGCAATACAGAAACTACCAGGTTATGGAACTGCTGGTAATAGACCTTTTGAAGAAGGTTTTGACCCAATGAACTCACCTGTACTTGATGGTTTAATTCAAGATATCTTACTTGAGACTCCAAAGAACTTAGAAGCATTATTCCTTGAAGGAGATACTACTGGTTCTGGATTATTAAGTGTACTTGATGGTTTAATTGAGCAAGCTAAAGATAGTGGTGTTGTATATGACCACTCTGGTGGTACTGTAGGCGATTCAAACGCTGCTTTTGGTGGTGCTGACTTGATCACTTTGCTTAACAATAGTGCTGTAGTTACTCCTGAACTTGCTACTCAAGTAGGTCAAGGAAACGTAATTACTGTATTGCCTCCAGCTGTTTACGGTGGTATCGCAGTAGGGATGACTGGAACTGGTAACAATGTTGCTGATAGATCAATCATGAATAGAGATAATCCATTTATGATCGGCGGTTCTAGAGTTCTTTATGGTGGTGCAATGGCTACTACTAACCACGGTCTAATTGTTCCAACTAGAAATGTTGATGCAATCATTGATAATGATTTCATTATTCATGTGGTTGATTCAGTTGATGACTCAACTGGTGCAATTCAGTATGAATATGTTGTAAATGCTTTTGTTGGTGTTAAGCTACTTGAGCCACAGCATGCTGTTAAGTTAGTTGATATTGGCGCAGCAACAACATTCTAATAGGGGGAATATAGAACAATGGCAGATACACAGAAAAAAGAAGTTGATGTAGAGAAGTTAATAGCTGATGCGGTGGCGAAAGCCACTGCTGCTATTGGCGAAGAATACAAAACTAAAATAGAAGACCTTACAAATCAAGTTAAATCTTTAAAGTCAGTCGATAGCAAAGGCAAAGAGACTGAAAGCGGTAAAGTAACTAAAACTAAACCAACTGGGAAAGTTTTTAAAGCCACTTATGTTCTTGGTAACAAGCTTGCTATTAACGTTAAAGGTCATAAGGAAATTGGTGAATTAGCGCATTTAGGTATAGTTAATTCTGCTGGCTCTGTTGGTTTAGAGCCTGGCAAGGCAATACCTGTGACTCAAGGTCTTAAAGATATGCTTGAGGCGAAGTATAAAGTTAAAGAACTTAATAAATACAAAGTTGGTAATACTGTTAAGTATCACGAACCAAGTAAGAAAGATGATAAGTACATTGAACTTTGTCCATTTGAATTTGAAGAAACTTCACTTAAAGATTTAGGTCTTTAAACCCAAAAGAAAATAATAAAGGTTACTGATTAGTATGCTTGAAAAGATATTAGAAAAGAAATGTGATTTAATAGTGTCTTTAGAGGATGTGAAAAGTAACCTTGTTATTTCTGAAGATGAAGATGTAATTGATAGTGATGAACTTCTAAAAACAAGAATTTTAATAGCTCAATCGTTATGCGAGCAGTATACAAATAAACCTTTAACGAAAACAAAGTATGCAGTACGTTATGACTTGCCATACAATAACCAGGATAGTTACTTAAGTTTTAGTGATCCTGGCAATATTTTTAAAAATATAAGATTACCCTATAGACCGCTAATAAGTGTTGAGTCCATGACTAGCGTCCGTTACAATGGCGAGACTTTCCCTGTAGATGCTAGTGACTATGTTGTAGATACTGAGTTAGATATTGTTTATTTCAATAACTATCCTACTCGTGGCGAAATGCTTAAGATTATTTTCTGTGCAGGTTATGAAAGAGTGAGTGATATTCCTGCAAGTTACAAGGGAGCTGTTATAAAGCTTATAGAAGAAGCTTATGAGCTTAGAGACGGTACAGTTGAAATGACTGAGAAGATTATCAATGACTATCTGAGAGGAGAGCGCGATTACTATATAAGTGATTCTTTCTAATTAATGGTTACTAGACGCACTAATAGAACAAAAAGAAGTTATTTTCACGCTGGTGATTTAAGGCAAACTATTACTTTGGCGCGTTATAAAAGAAAGCCTGACACGACTGGTAATGGCACTGACTCAATTTTTGATGTAACTGAGTACGCAAGTATAAGGGCTAAGGTTTTGTTTCCTAGGGAAGTTCCTAGGCATGGTGATTATGCAAATAGAGACTTAGAGTCTTTCTTTACTTTTTGTTTTAGAAAGAGAAGTGATGTAAGTGCTAGCGATATGATTATTTGGAATAATCGTTGGTTTAAGATTCAAGATATTTTACAAGATCAGTATGAAGATTTTACAAAAGCTAGGTGTGTAGAAGTTGCACCTAATGAAAAGAGAGATTATACAGCTTTAGATAGTGAAGGTGAAGTAATTGGGACTGGTGATCAGAGTTCTAAGAATCCTTTTTTACAATGGGATAGCTAGGGGGTGCTATGTCTTTTAATTTCAAGATTGAACTTTCAGGGCTCGATATAGAGAAAGATTTAAGGAAGAAGCAGAAAACTTTCATAGCTTTTTACAAGATACTTTTAGCTAAGTTCGCAGACGATTTACAGAAAGCCGTTAAGCGTGACATGAAGTATGGCGCTAAGTCTGGTCGTTTATATCCTAAGAGTGATGGTTCTAGTTTTTACAAAGCTTCTGCACCTGGTGAAACTCCTGCTGTAGACACTGGTGATTTATATAGAAGTGTTAAGACTCGTAGAAGTAATAATGGGTTTAAGCAAGTTGTTAGTACTGGTGTTGACTATGTAGGTGATTTAATGAAGATGAACCGTATATTCTTTGAAGACGAGTACAATAAAAGAGTAAGGAAGTTTCGAGCGCAAGTTAGAAAAGGTGGTTTTGCTTGATTACAGAAGCAATAATTAAAAGGTTGAGAGATAAAGTGGCATTAGTTAATCAAAGGGTATTTGATACTATCTCTTTTGCTTACAATGAATTAGCTGAAGCTGACCAGTCAAAAGAATATCCCACGCTTTATGTAACTAATGAGAGAG